GTGAATATCCTAACAAGTCTAAATTTATAAGAATTTCATCTGTAAATAGTCCAACTTACCAGTATTTAGCAGCTAATGGTAGCGTAAATACCAGAAACTCAGATGGATTAGCTTATGACCAATTACTCCCACAATCAGGATCTGGAACCTTTGGTACAGGTGTAGGTGATAATTTTGGAAGTGTTGCTGCTATCTATGGATCAGCATCAAGTGCAACTAATATCCAAGGTTTAGCACCTGGAGATTATACGAAAGCAATTTCTATATTAACTAATAAGGAAGAATATAAATTTAAAACACTTATAGCTCCTGGATTAAATAATAATGACCATAACAGCACTATTACTACTATTATTGAAAATGCCGAAACTAGAGGTGATTATATGGCTGTAGTAGATTTATATGGATATGGTGCAACTGTAGCTAATGTTAAAAACGAAGCTGAAGAAAGAGATACTTCATTCGCTGCCTCTTACTGGCCATGGGTACAGGTAAATAGTAGGGTTTTAGGTAAAAATGTTTGGGCACCTGCTTCAACTATAATTCCGGGTGTATATGCTAAAAATGATAGTATTGCTGCCCCATGGTTTGCTCCTGCTGGTTTAACTAGAGGTGGATTAAATAACGTACCTAAAGTTGAAACTAAATTAAGTAAAGCTCAACGTGATGATCTTTATACATCTAAAGTTAATCCATTAGCAACTTTCCCAGGACAAGGTGTAGTAGTATTCGGGCAAAAAACGCTTCAACAAGCCGCAAGTGCGCTCGATAGAGTCAACGTTAGACGTTTATTACTTGACGTAAAAGACACAGTCAATGGATTTGCCCAAGGACTTGTTTTTGAGCAAAACACCGAAGAAACTCGCCAAAGATTCTTAAGGAAAGTTAACCCATACTTAGAAAACTTAGTCCAAAGACAAGGATTATATGCTTTCCAAGTTAAAATGGATGGTCAATTAAACACTTCAGATGTTATCGACCAAAATAAACTTGTAGGACAAGTGTTCCTGCAACCAACTAAAACAGCAGAGTTTATAGCTCTTGACTTTGTTTTAACCCCAACTGGTGCTTCTTTTGAAGACTAATATATGTATCAATAACCAACAACGATAAAACAAAAATAAAATGGGAATTTTAAAGAACGATGATATGGGCACAATCGGTATGTTTTATAAAACATACGAACCCAAAACTAAAAACAGATTTTACTTCGATATCGAAGGAGTACCAGCTTACTTAGTTAAAAAAGCTGACAGACCAAAACCCTCATTCGAGGAAATTACTCTTGACCACATTAACCTCAAAAGAAAGTTAAAAGGTAAAGTTAATTGGGGAGATATTACATGTGAATTATATGATCCTATTAACCCTTCAGGTGCCCAAGCTGTAATGAACTGGTTTAGACTACACCATGAATCCGTAACTGGTAGAGATGGTTATCAGGATTTTTATAAAAAAGATGTTAAATTCCGTTCTTTAGGTCCAGTTGGTGATGTTGTTGAAGAGTGGGAATGTAAAGGAACATTCATTAAGAGTGTTGACTTTTCAGATGCCGATTGGTCAAATGCTAATACTGCCCAAACAATCAGCATGACTCTTGCAATGGATTACTGTTTATTAAGATTCTAATTTATTAATATATCTACAAAGAAGAAGCGCCTTTTGGCGCTTCTTTTTATCTACTCATATATGTATATGTAACAATAAATGACTAAAGTTATAAACATGGCTGAAAAAAAGTTACAAACAGAAATGGTAAGCCTACCATCAAAAGGTCTTCTGTATCCTGAAGGATCTCCTCTTAGAAATGGCACAGTTGAGGTTAAATATATGACCGCAAAAGAGGAAGATATCCTCACTAACCAAACTTATATTAAATCCGGTGTAGTGATTGATAAATTACTTGAAGCACTAGTTGTTTCACCTATTAGCTTTAAAGATATTTTAATTGGTGATAAAAATGCTATTATGGTAGCTGCAAGGGTTTATGGTTATGGCCCACATTATGTATTTAATTATACTAATCCTGGCACTAATGAAGATGAAGAAGTAATGGTTGATTTATCATTAGTTAATGATAAAGAACTTAATGAAGGTTTAGTTAAAGAACCCGGTAATAATTTATTTGAATATGAATTACCCCTTTCAGGCCGGAAAGTAGTATTTAAATTATTAAGTCAGGGAGATGAAGACAACATCCAGCTTGAACTTAAAAATCTTCGTAAAATGAAACGTGAAGCCGAACTAACTACTCGTTTAAAACATACAATAGTATCAGTTGATGGTGAAACCGATAATAATAAAATTAGAGAATTTGTAGATGATGAATTGTTAGCACGAGATTCTCGTTCATTAAGAAACTATATTAAAGAAATTTCCCCTGACGTAGATCTTACGTTTAACTTCGAAGGAGAGGATGGCACTATTGTTAGTGATGTCCAAATTCCCATCGGAGTGAATTTCTTTTGGCCTGACCTCCAGGTATAAACCAGTAATACTTGACGAGGTATTCGATCTCGTCTACTGGGGAAAGGGAGGATTTTTATTCGAAGATGTATGGAATATGCCTGTTTATATGAGGCGTTATTACATAAATAAAATAAGTGATATACATAAAAAACAAGAGGAAGCAGCTAATGGAAAAACCAATGATCAAAAAGCAATGGAAACATTTGAAGACTTTGATATAGATTGGGATAACATTCCTAAGGACTCAGGATTAAAAAATGAAATATAAATTATAAGGTGGTGTATTAACATCACCTTATATTTTTTAATATTTATACCAGAATACCCCTATAGTATATGGCTGATAACGACCAACTTTCTGAAGAACAAAAACTAAGAGAAGAAATTCTATCTGTAATAAGAGAGTATGAAGAACTTCTTAAAGAAAGGGGTATATCTGAAAAAACTATTAGAAAAGAAATTGAGAGCTATAGAGATGCTCTTAATGACGTAGAAGGAAATTCCCAAGGCTTAAAAGACCTTTATAATGATCTAAATATTAAAGCCGAAGGTCTTAGCTTTAGCACTAACAATTACAGTAGTGATTTAGGAAATGTATTAGAACAACTAAATAATGTTGTAGAATCTATTACTAACCAAAGTGATTTAAGTAATAGAATTGGTAAAACCTTTAAAAATATAAGACAATCTGCTAATTCAATAGCAGATGATGCTGATTTAACATACGTTAGAAGTGTTAAATACATGAAGAACCAAGAACAGGTTCTTGATGTCCAAGAAAAAAGACTACAATTACAAGCACAAGAAGGGGCTAAACGTTTAGAAAGTGTTTCTATTGCTAATAAATCTAGACAACTTAGTTTTGAAGCACAAGAAGCTCAAGATGATTTAAATCAAGCTATACGAGAAGGTAATTCAGAACAAGCAACTATTTTAAACGAAAAAATAGCAGCAATTGAAACCGATAGAAAACGCAACCAATTAGCTAATGATGCTTTAGATAAAGCTAAACAGGGAGTAACCTTAACAAACGAGGAAGCAGCTGCTCTTCAGGATGAAATAGGAGCCCAAACCCAACTAACAGATTTAGAACGAAGACGTATTTTAGCCGCTATAGAATTTAATGCTGAAACCGCCGAAGGGATAAAAGCCTTTAAAATATTACAAGATCAAATTCAAGCTTCTATAGAAAGAGAAAAAGAATTAAATAAAAGAATGGGAATAACTGGGGCATTATTAGGTAGCTTTAGTAAAATTCCTGGTTTTAGTAGTATTTTTAGATCCGAAGATGTAGAAGATGTTAAAAATTTAGCCAGAGAGGCATTAGTAGAACAAACTAACCTAAGAAATTCTGCTATAGATTTATCTAAACAAGCTTTAGAAGCTGAAGAGGCAGGTAATACTGCTTTAGCTGAAAGATTAAAGAGCCAAGCTGCTAGTAATAACGCTTTAGCAGATCAAGTAGCTATGACTGGTAGGGGCCAAATAATGGCCGAATTATTAAAACGTTCTTTTGGAAATCTTAAAGAAATACTTACCGACCCTGCTGCTATATTTACATTCTTAGTAGCTAAAGGTTTACAATTTAACTCTGAGGTAACAGATTTATCTAAAAATTTAGGTGTAACTGAAACCCAAGCTACTAAAATAAGAAATGAGTTTACTAGTATTTCAGCTAATACGATGGATACTGCCATTAATACCGAAAGATTATTAGCAGCACAATCAGAATTAAATAAAGAACTAAATTTAGGGGTTCAATTTAGTAGTGATACACTTGTTAATTTTGTAAGATTAACAGAAAAAATAGGATTATCAGCTCAACAAGCCGCTAAATTAACATTAGCAAGCGCCTCAACAGGTGAAAGTGCTACTGAATTTGCGGGTAAATCAGCATTAGCAGCCGCCCAACAAGCTAAAACATTGGGTATTACTGTTAATATGAAAGAAATAATGGAAGATACTGCTGATCTAACTAATGAGCAGTTAATTCTATTTGGAAGACAACCAGAAGCTATTGGTAAAACATTAGCTGAAGTTAAAAAGTTAGGTATAGAATTAGGCGATTTAAACGCGATATCTAGCAAGCTCCTTGACTTCCAGGGGAGTATTGAATCCGAATTAGAAGCCGAGTTACTCACAGGTAAACAATTAAATCTTGAACGAGCTAGGGCGGCCGCGTTAGCGGGTGATCAAGCTACATTAGCTAGAGAAATAGCAAGTCAAGTAGGTACTATAAGTGAATTTGAAAGTATGAATGTCTTACAAAGACAAAAACTTGCAGAATCACTTGGTATGAATGTTAATCAATTAAGTGGTGTTTTAATTAGACAGGAAGCCATTAATAAAGGTATTGCGGATGCAAAAGATTTAACTGATGAACAGTTAGCAGCCGCCCAAAAATTAAAAGACACAGGCCAAGCAGAAACATTAGCTGAAGCAGTAGTTCAAATACAAGAACAAAGAAGTGCACAGGATAAATTTAATGATGCCGTTATAAAACTTCAAAAATTATTTGGTGAATTATTAGGTGGTCCTGTAGGAGAATTATTAGATGCCCTTGTAGATGTAGCATCTGTAATTATAGGACCAGTAGCATCAGCATTAAACCTTATCTTAACTCCTGTTAAGGCGCTTACTACACTCTTAACTAAAGTACCTGATATATTAAAGGTTATAGCAGCTGGTCTTATTGCTCTTAATTTTTCAGGTATATCTGCTTCTGTAGGAGGTATAGTAACTAAAATAGGGGATATAGGAAAGGGAATAGGTAGTCTAGTTTCTAAAGCTGGAGACTTAGGAACTAAATTAGTAAGTGGTCTTAGTAGTGGTGGTGAAGGACTTAAGGGGTTCTTTAATGGAATTAAAAACAGTTTTACAGGCGTCCAAGACCAAGCCGCTGGTATAGAATTCGATCCAAGAATGGCTGGAGGAGGTAGATTTCGTGATATGGCTACTGGTAGAATGGTAAGTGAAGAAGCAGCTAATGCAGCAGGTGTATTTAAACCTGGAACAAATCCTACAGCAGCTGTAGCTGATATTTCTCCCTCTATGGACGACGGTTCCATGCTTAAAACTAAAATGAAAAACATAGCTGAGGGCCTTAAAGCCTTTGCTAGTATGGAAGTAGTAAAAGGTGGTTTAGCTTTAACAATTGCATCACCTGGTTTATTTATTTTAAGTAAAGCCGCTGATGGTTTAAATAAATTAGGAGAAGTTAAAGGAGAAGCATTACAAGAAGCTATGGCGGGGATTGCTGGAGGAGTAGAAGAATTTGGCACTGTAAAAGTAATTTTAGGTTCTGTAGGCTTATTAATTGCCTCCCCAGGATTAGTATTGTTGTCAATGTCTGTAGGGGGTCTTAAAAATCTATCAGATATAGGAGCGGAAGCCACTCAAGAAGCTATGGGTGGGTTAGCAGAAGGTATAGGTAAATTTGGCAATGCCAATATAATAATGGGTGCTATAGGACTAACAATTGCCGCCCCAGGTTTATTATTATTAGGTGCTAGTTCATTAGGATTGAAAGCTGTAGAAAGTCTTAATTCTGAAAAGATAAAAGAATCTATGGCTAGTATATCAGACGGAGTAGCTGAATTTGGTAAAAGTGAAACATTACTTGGGGGATTAGGATTAATAACTGTTGCTCCTGGTATATTAACTCTTGCAATTGCATCACCGGGTATTGCTATAATAGGTGCTGTTGGTAATTTAGCTGAAAAAGGACTTAAAGCAGTAGGTAGAGGTATTGGATTTTTTGGTGATAATCTAGCCCGTATGCTTAAAGGATCCTTAGCATTAACTGCTTTATCAGTTCCCATAGCAGCCGCAGCTGCTGCCTTTAGTTTACTTAAAGGTGTAGATGTAGGTTCTATGATAGGATTTAGTATAGCATTAGGAGTATTAGGAGGTGCTGCTGCGTTACTCGGTAATATATTACCTCAAGTATTAATGGGTGCTATAGGATTAGCAGCTGTAGGTGCTGCTCTTATCCCAGCGGCCTTTGCATTTAGTTTACTTGAGGGATTAGATGTATCTGCTATGATAGGTTTTGCAGCTTCTTTAACTTTATTAGGAATTGCGGCTGCTGGTTTAGGAACTATTGCTCCATTTGTTTTAATGGGCGCCGGGGCATTAGCAGTATTAGGATTAGCATTAATACCTGTTGGTAAAGCCTTAGAAATAGCAGCTCCTGGACTTACCTCTTTTAGTGAATCTATCAATGCTTTAAACCCCGCACAGTTATTAGGATTAGCTGTAGCACTTCCCGCACTAGCAGTAGGATTAACTGTATTTGGAGCTGCTTTAATACCAATAGGTTTAGCATCTATTGGTTTACTTGTAGTTGGTAAAGCTCTTAGTCCTATAGCAGAAATGGCTCCTAAGTTAGATTTGGCTAACACTGCTATAAAAGGAATGGCAACTAGTATTGCTTTATTAGCTACTTCTTTAAATACTTTAGATGCATCTGTATTAGAACCCCTAGCAGACATAAAAGGTAATGTAAATGTTGTTACTACAACTGCTAACGCAACTGAACCTAAAACCCCTACTGTATCCCCTCTAACAACTACAACAACAGTTGAACCTACAATTCCTGAAGCCGTACCAGTTACTACTACCTCTACTATAAATGAACCTGTTAGTTCATTAGCAAATCTTATTACTAAACAAAACACATTAAACAATACAGAAATAGTTCCAGGTATTTCAGTCACAACTCCTCCTACTACAACAACCCAAGAGACATTAACTACAAATACTGAGAATCTTTCTGTAGCAACTTCTAATGCTGCTACTAATTTAGAAAAATTAACTGCAATCACTGCTAATACATTACCTACAACTATTTCTCCTACCCAATTAGCTTCCGGTACTACTATGGCAGAAGTTACACCAGTTAACCTAGAACCACCTACAGAAATAGTACCAGGCATTTCCGTTGCAACACCAGAACCAGAAACTGTTAATACACCTGTATTAGAACGCATATTAACTCTTACTACAGAACAAATAAATACTGCTATAGGGGTTTTAACTACTACTACACCTACTTTAGATACCCTAAAAGCCCAAGCAGGATTAGTTGATTTAAGAGATGGACAACAAGATATACCAATTGAAAGGTTTTCTGATAAATCATT